AATCACAAAGAGAGCGTAAAGATCTGTTATCACAGTTTTTAGATATAACGGTATTCGAACAACTATATCAACTTGCAACCGATGAAATTAAAGAAACTGCCGGTAAATTAAAAGAATACAAGAAAACGGATTTTGCCGAAATAATTGTAAATGCAGACACTATAATAAATGCAAATCATGGAACCATTCAACAACTAGAAACGCAAGAAGATGAGTTTCAAGAAAAAAGAAATTATTTACAAAATCAAATTGTATCATTAATTGAAACAAAATTACCAACAACGTATGATGGACCAGACATTATAAAATTACGAAAAACCGAATCCGAACTAACTGAAAAAATTGATTCACTGCAAAATAATATTGACGAATCAGAACAAACTTTAGAAGATTTAAAAACACAACATGTTACAATAAAAAAAGAAATTCGTAATTATAACGAAACTGGATTATTAGAACAGTTAGACCAATTGAAAATTTTTAAAACCAATCTCAAACAAATTGAAATAAAGATTGACAAACAACAAGGAGTTGTAAATGCTAAACAAGAAAAAATTAATCATCTTGCCGAACATGAATATGATCCGCAATGTGAATATTGTACATCTAACGTTTTTGTACAAAACGCAATCGAAGCGCAAAATACAATCGATTCAGATAGAAATATATTAGTTGAATTGCAAAATATTAAACAAGAGATTGTTAACGAAATTGAATTGCTTCAACAATACGAACAACGATATGCTGAATTAATTACACTGCAGAATAATTTACAAACCAAACAAAGTGCTGCAGAAAAATTAGAGTTACAGCTTCAGATTGCAGAAAATGAACTGCAAACTAAAGAATCGGAACTAGAAACATGTTTAGAACGACAAGAATTATTCCGGAACAATGAAACTGCTATAACTCATAACAAAACAATTGATAAAAAAATTGATGAATGTAAACAAGATATTGATGCATTTACTGAAGAAATAAAATCTATTCAAACGAAAATCAAACAATTATTTGGTGCAATTGAAGTAGCAAAAACAAACAAACAAACTGCTTTAACCAATTTAGATGCATATCGTAAATTAGAAACGGAATATAAAGCATATGAATACTATTTGCAAACCGTAAAGCGAGATGGAATTCCGTATGAATTAATTTCTAAAGCAATGCCTAAAATAGAAACTGAAATAAACAATGTTTTAAATCAGGTTGTAGATTTTAATATGGTTTTACAAAGTGATGGTAAAAATATCAATGGATATATTATTTATGATGAAGATAATTTCTGGCCATTAGAATTAACAAGTGGTATGGAACGATTTATTTCATCATTAGCAATTCGAATTGCACTTATCAATGTTTCAGCCTTACCTAGACCCAATTTCATTGCAATTGATGAAGGATGGGGAAGTTTAGATGCAGAACATATTTCTGCAGTAGTAAATTTATTTAATTATTTACGACTTAAATTTGATTTTTCTATTATTATTAGTCATGTTGATTCGATGAGGGATATGGTAGATAAATTAATATCTGTTGATAAAATATCCGGATACAGCCAGATTCAACATACCTAAATATTTATATAAAATGAATATGGTATGTAATGAGAAAAAAAGAAGCAGTTTATAAAGGTTTACAATTTATTGACGTTTGGTTTACTGATACTTCATTAACATCTCCAAACTACTTTCAAATATCGGAATTTCCTAACAGATTAACCGCAGGTAAAAATTTATTTAAATTACGAGGTAATCCTAATTCATTATCAGTCGGATCATATCTAAATATAGAAGTTTTAGATTATAATGGAGATCCAATATATTCAGAAGTTATAAATTATTTAGATGAAGATAAGTCTCGTGTAATTGCAATTTATATATATGAAGACACATCTCCTGGTGATTGCACGATAACATTATTAGGTGAAGCTGCTAATGTTCCTCAAGAATGGCGAGGTAAAGGTAATATTAAATGGACACGAACTGTGCCAGTTAATCCTAATATTGCCAATGATTCGGAAATAATTTTTGAACAATTACCAAATGTAGAAATAACGGAACAAGTAGGAGTTCAATTAGATCGAGTATATCCTAATGGAACTCAGTTTCCGACATATACTACTGGAACTGTAAGATATTTTAATTATAATGGTAATCCATCATTAGAAATTACCGGGGGATTTTTTACGGGTGATATGTCAACGGGAACTATAACTGTAGCTAATCCGATTAATCCAGCCCCTACTCCTAATTATACTATATCTAATACACAATTTCAATCAAAGATTAAAAAGATATTAAGTCCAACTTTAGCATTGTTAGATACTGAGTATGTGGTGTATAGTAGCCAAAGTATATCTACTCATACATATACTACTTTTGACTATTCTACATTTTCTTTAGAATATGAAGCATCTCCTACATATGTACCCACACAAAATTCAGAATCATTTGCTTCAATTCAAATTGATGCATTAGAACCATCTACCGGAGATATATCTCGTATTAAAACTTTTATGAGTAATAACGGTACGGTGGGTACTTGGGAATTAATCAATGACATTGAATTAATTGAAACGGAAATATTTGTTTCTAGTACAGCATCATTATATCCATATGAAAATCTAGGAATATTTTACAGTCAAAGTGTTATCGATACTTATTGGGAAGGTCATTCATATCAAGCAAATTCAGAAGTAACTGCTCCTACATTAACTTGGACTACTGCATCAATTAGTAATGCTATGCGTATAATAAGCAATGTTAATATTGATGCTCAAAATACTATTTCTACTGCTGAATTAAAACCTGCATTTAATGGAATATTCATTGAAAATAGTTCATATATTATTACAATTGATGCATTAGGTACTAAAATAGGAAACACAAATCCTAAACTGTCAATATATTTATCTGGAAGTGCATTCAATTTTAGTTCTACAGATTATTTTAATCAAGAATTTTCTAGAAAATTTGGTAAACGTGTCGGTGAATTACAAGTATCAACAAATAATCAAAGATTTGATGATTATTCATTTCAATTCAACGCAGATAATACCGGTAATGGTTCATTAATATTTATTATTGAGTCCGGAGAATGGCAAATTTCAGATGTACGAACAACGTCAGACAATGAAACCGGATATACACCACAATACACAAGATTTCGTAGTTTAGTTCCAACAGCACATAAATCTGGAAATCAATTATCATTTAAAATTGAATACTACAATGTAGATGGTGTTAAAAGCAAACAAATTAACTACATAAACAATTTGAATTGGCAGGGTGGCAATCGTTATGTTGATGGAGAATATTCCATGCTCACCGGGTCATTATATGTAGCTGATTCATTAGAAACTGGCGTTGCAATATCCGGATATAAAAATACCGGATATATAAGATCTTTAGGATATGAAGGATTTGCTGCCGGCTTTCCTGGATTCTTAATGTGGTCTGGATCTGCTATGCCAACGTCATTAGGAACAAAAGGCGGAGTTCCATACAGTGGTGTCGGATTAGAATTATATGGAGATGCTAACAATTATTTTCGATATTCAACAAATCCATCCGAATTAGATGTACACACTGAGACATTCTTTTTAGGAGATCCAAATTCACAATATATATCAGGTAGCAATGGACAATTAGAAATTTCATCGAGTGGATTTTTATTAACCGCGGAAGGTAATGTTACTGCATCTGCATTTTTAGCAGTTAATGGCAGTGATGTATTATTTGATTCAAATTCACAATATGTCGATGCATTAAATGTAGGTCGTATAGTATATTTCGATCGCAGCGAATTTTCATATACTGGTAATATAGGCAACGGCGGAACGCCGGTAACATCATCGATATTTGAAACATTTATATTACCAGGCGAAACAAGAATGCAAATATCATTGACTACCGAATATTTTAATGATACGGGGATACTAAGAACTGTTATAGGCCAATGGTTTATACAATCTGCTAGTAATAGCAATATAACCCCAGGAATTAATGCTTATAATACTTGGAGCTCCCCACAACCAATAAGTACAGCTATTAATATACTTGCTGTCTCAGCTGGAGCTACTCATGGTAATTCTAGAACTATCGAAATAGTTAATTCTACCACCGGCAAAACAAATTTTGCAAATTGTCAAGGAAAATATATTAGAGTATATATGTTAGCAGAACAACAATTTGGATCTGGTAGTGCAAATAGTGAATTAAAAATGAAACAATTTGTATATCGTACTAGTAGAATAGTAGGATCATCGACAGCATCATATTCAGGTGGATTGTTACCAGAATAACAGTAATTAATATTTATATAGAAAAGAATTTATATGGATCGAATAACAGTCTTATTTCCCGGCGGATTTAAACCATTGACGGGAGCGCATTTAGAATTAGCTAATCGATATGCACAATCTGCAGATGTAGATCGCGTTATACTTCTAATCGGACCTAAAGAACGAGACGGAATTACTAGAGACCAAACAATTAATTTATTCAATGTACTAAATAATAATCCTAATATTGAAATACAACCTACCGAATTTAATTCTCCGATAATGGCAGCATACGAATACTTATTTGCATTGCCAGAAGATGCAACCGGACGTTATGCTATGGCTGCTTCAACAAAAGGAGATGATTACGTACGAACTAAAGATTTTGTTCCTAATGTAGATAAATACATAACAATTGGAGATAAAAAAGGTAGAACGATGCCAAATGGAATCGACGCAATAGAACTTAGTATTAACGTTGATCCATTAGCATATGAAGACGGAACACCGATATCAGCCACAACTGTTCGAAATGCAATTGCAACAGATGATTATGCTATATTTCGTGCATCATATCCAAAATATGATGATGCTAAAGTAAAAAATGCATGGTCCATGTTGAAAGGATTACAAGAATCAAAAACATTTTCTCCGGAATGGTGGACTAAACAATTATCTGCAGATATATCAGTATTCGAATCAATGATGTTTCCTAAAGAAAAAAAACGGCATGCAGAAAAAATAAAAAAGCTACGTTCATTTTTAGATAACAACTCCGGAAAATCATTTACTTATGATTTTGATACATTCAAAAAAACAGTATTTGGTGCTAAATTAATGGAAGGCGTACTTAGTGAAAATTACATTACTCGTCAAGAATTAAAATCAATCGAACCGATTATCGATCGTTTCTTTAAACGTTTTGGAATTGATGTAGATTTCCAAGGTCAGGTTACACATTTCATTGAACGATTAAATGATCCGAGAAATGAAGGAACTATACGTTTAGATGATTTAGAAAATTTATTTAGAGATTTATCAATAGAACATGGCGATCAAATTGCACAACAATTATCAACAAAACGCCCGACAGCAATAACATCTGATTATCAATTTGATATTCCAATTCATATGCCCTTTCAATTGGAATTTGATTCACAATTAGGTCAAATCAAATTGATACCTAGAACAATAAAAGCACAACGACGGCCATGGAAATCGAATAATCCAAATGATATAATATATACAATTGAATCAGCAACACCTAAAGGTAAATTAATAACCGAAGGTGGCGCTGCAGGTCATATGGCACATCCATGGGATGATCATGGGTTATCATTTAATGATATACGAGAATTGATATCTAGAGCATTATCTGGAAGATTAGACATAGAACAAGCTGTAACTGAAAAAACAGATGGTCAAAATATATTCATTACATGGAAAAATGGTCAACCAGGATTTGCAAGAAATAAAGGTACTATAATTAATCCTATGACGCCGGATCAACTAGTTGCAGATTTTGAAAGAAAGTATCAAGAATCTATACAAAAAAATGGAGCCGATGCATCACAGGGATATAAATTAGTTGTAGATGCATTTCGAGAAATGACCCAAGATGTAACAGCTGCAATGCAAAAAGTAGCGCCAGACACATTAGAAAATGTATTTAAAAATGGTCGTGTATTTGCAAACATGGAAATAATTTATCCGGCAACACGTAATGTTATTGCATATGATAGAGCACATTTACAATTTCATAATTTAGTAGAATATGATGAAAAAGGTAATGCAATTGAAACTAATTTGCAAGGCGGAACATTGATGCAGAATATCATACAAGATGCAAATGCGCATATGCAAAACACATTTTCATTTATTCCTCCACAACGTATTAAATTAGGTAAAGTATATGATTTTGAAGATCAACAAGCTGCTTTTTTTAATGAATTAGATCAATTGCAAAAAAAATATAATTTAAACGAAACGGATTTAATTAGAGAATATCATAAAGCGTGGTGGAAAGATGTTATTCAAACCAAAGCTCAACAAATAGGATATGATATTCCGGAAAATGTTTTAAATACATTAATATATCGTTGGGCGTTTGATGATAAATCTACAAACATTGCAATGCTCAAAAAACAAGTCGATAATCCAGAATTTCAAAATTGGATAACTGAATTTGATAAAAAAGATTTCAAACAATATCGAAAACAAAACTTAGAACCATTTGAATCAATCTTTTTGCGGTTAGGTGTATTAGTTTTACAGAATGCATCTAATTTTTTAGCAGCTAATCCAAATAAAACGGTACAAACAATTAAAACGGAAATGGCCGATTTAATACGAGAATTGCAAAATTCACCTAATGCTGATACATTAAACAAGTTAGAATTGGAATTACGACGCATACAAAAATTAGGCGGGTTTGATTCAATTGTTCCTTCAGAAGGAATCGT